TTATTAAAAACATAGTACTTATCAACAGGATGTATAGCTTCAATCTTATTTACTATGCTCATAAAAACCTCATCAAACTTAGCGGTTGCATCTTCTATCTTATCAAAGTAAGGATTATCCTCTTTGTGTTCTCTTTTTTTAAAGCAGCTTGCCCATACAAGGCTATCTGCGTCTACTAATAGTATCATAATTAACTCATTAATGGTTTAGCTTGTTCTATTAAATCTCTAAAGTTTTCAATGAATAATTTAGCCGTTTTTCTATCTTGGAAGGAAAGAAATTCGCTAGTATTCTGTAGGCTATCAACACTAATCCTGTTTCCACTAAAAAAAATACAGAATTTACAATCATACCTCTCCCAATCTGGAAGCCAGCCTTTTCTATAAACATCCCTTAACTGTGATAGCTGAGCAAGAGCAAGAGACGCCATAGCTTGTTCTTCTGTTTTGAAAAGCTTTCTATCTATCGCTACCAAATAAGTCTTTACAGAGTTTTTGTTTATTCTTGAAGTATTGCATACATAAAACCCAGCTATAGCCCCTAATTCTTTCCAAGTCTTAGGTAGTTTATTTAGTTTTTTAAACACAATATTTTCAAAAGTGCTGTTGTCTTTGTCAATCTCGTAGCCTTTTGGGGCTGTAATTTTTAATTCTTTCATAATTTCTCTAGTATTAAGTGTCCCAAGTATTTTCTACAAATATCAGCAGTCTCTAGTTGGTTTGATTTCCTATCAGCAGCAGCATCAGCAGCATAAGCAGCAGCATAAGCAGAAGCAGCACAATAAGCAGAAGCAGCACAATAAGCAGCATAAGCAGAAGCAGCAGCATAAGCAGCAGCATAATAAGCAGCATAAGCAGCATAAGCAGCAACTTCAAGCTTCTGCTTAGATATCTCCCCGTTGCCGTACGCTATAGCAGCATCCACAGCCTTAATACTTCTATCATCCTTCATTAAGTGTCTAACTGTATTAACACAATGCCCCTTAGCAAGCGTAAACGGTCTATCATCTACCTTTAATTTGTTTGCTAACCATAAGAGCCAGTCTCCTCTATGACAAGTATCAATAACCTCTTCAGCTGTCTTGTCTCCAGCCCATTCAACAGCCTCCTCACAAGCCTTTAGTTTTAATAGTATGTCTTTCATAATTTCTATTCTTCTTTGCTATGTACTATAAAAAGCACATTACTCGTGTTTATTTGCATTAATGTATCATAAAAAGCACATTGCTTGTATTTATTGACCTGATTTTAGATCTTTTACAAGATAAATGATATTCATTTTTTTTGCTCTAATTTAAAAACTAATTGCTTTAGCAGTGTTCTGTTTGTTACAATCCCTCTAACATTGTTAGGAAATTCATACATCACATACCATTGACCATCTTTCTGTTTATCATTATCACAGGATGTTAAATCCCCCTTTACATAATTATAATAATGGTCTTGTACTATCTTTTCAAACTTTAAATCTTTTAGGTCTTGTTCTGTCATAACTTACTTTTTATAATTATCTTACAATCAAATGGCATCTGATACCATATTTTACTTTCTTTTAATAGAGCTTCTATTCTGAGGATGTCTATCTCATCAAAAAGCATTACTCTTTCTATTATTTTTATTTCAGGCTTTAAATATTTGCCTTTGTACGCACTTACTTTTTCTTTAGAAACATTATGCTTCTCAGCTATCTCATTGATAGTTAATCCCGTATTAAAGTAGTCATTTTGAACGTCTGTTATAATCTTGTTTTCCATTATAATCCCTGTATGATTTTTAATTTTTTGATCTCTAAATCTAACTCATCTATCCTTTCTTCTGCTTTTCTTGCTCTTTCTATGGCTCTATTTTTATTTGAAATGCTTTCACTTATAATCCTATCATAAGAAAACCTCTCATCCTCTCTGGTTTGGATATAGCGAAAACTTCTAAATAAAGCATCTTGGAATTTAAGTAAATCCTTAGAGTCTGATTTTTTTGTCCACTTTAAAGATAAGGACATCATCAACTCCATATCTGAATTGTTCTGTAACTCTAATAATTTTGTATCTACTCTGTACATTTTGTCTGTATTAAAACACAAAGATACTAAAATAATTTAATAAAAAGCATCTTTTGTTTTATAATATTACCTTTATATCTTTTATTTCTTCAACTGTCATTTTTGTAGAGTTTACAACCCAGTTGCCCTTCACTTCTTCAGCTTTCTTATGTCTCAACTCTCTTACATATTGGAGCTCTCTCTCTATATAGTCCTTAGCCTTTATAAGATCTTGTAGTTCATCATCTTTCTTTCCTGCTCTTATTATATACTTGAGTGCATTGCCTCTGTTAAAATTAAGCTGATAGTCCTGTATTACATCTATAAGATCATACTCTCCTGTTGACTCGTAATGAATTGCTGTTCCTCTCATAATTTGTATAATATTTCTTTTGATGATTTCATTCGTTTATATTAATGATCGAAGCTTGATCTTCTTTTAATAAGTAAACCATCTTATTTTTTTTGCTCTTAGTCCATAGCGTTGTATCAGGACAATACATCTCTTTAGGCTCTCCCAAATCAATATCATTTATCCAAAACATATAATTTGCTTTCGGATCGTTGACAAAATACAACTTGACCATATCTTCAGGCATATCCATTAAGTTTTCATATTTCGCTACCTCAAGCATTTTGGTCTCATAATACTTGTTTCTAAATTTCATTTCTATCACACAAGGATTTCCTTTTGGTGTTTCACCCACAGCGTCGTAATGCTCGAATCCACCTCCTGACCAATCTAAATCCCATCCATCTAAGTTTAATATCTTAACAACCGCCTGCTCTAGTAAGTGCACTTTGTTTATAGTCATTCTATTCTTTTAAGAAAAATTCATTTAATTGACTGATCCATCTTTTAATTTCTCTAGGATTACAAGTACAGGGTTTATAAAATTTGTGTTTAAAATAAACGGAATGAAGTCTGCATATTAAAACAAATTCCTCTCCCGTTAAAGTGTTCTTAGTGTTCTCCCTGAACTTTTCCCATAGTATGTAATCCTCTTTATTCATCTTTGTAGATTCCATTTCTATCAATTATTATGTTATTTAATTTTCTGTGTCTTTCCTCACATCCGCAGGAGCTGTAGCCTAGTAAATCAATTACTATCTTTTCAATAAGCCATTTTATTCCTGTCCATTTCGTAATTTTCGCTATAATATTTCCTAATCTCATTTTCTGATTTTGTTAATTTACTATATTTTTTCTTTTTAGCAGGTTTCCATCCAGTGATCGGATGTATATGTGTCTCTGTTATGTCTTTGATTGTCATTTTATTGTCTCTTTTAAATGTTTCTTTACCTTTCTATACGTGTTGTATATTGAATAATAGCTAATTTTTGTTTTTTCACTCAACCCTTGAAAAGTCTCTCCAGAATCTATAAGCTCAAAAATCTTCTTATCATACCAATATAGACTCTCTAATTCGCTTGTTAGTTTATTATGAATATTATCATAATCTATGAAATCATCCTGAATTAAATCCTTCTTAATATCATCTAATCCTATTAGATCTACTTTTGATTCCTTTCTTTTTAAGTCTAAAAACAACGTGTAAAGAGTTCTATATACATACCAATAATTAACCTGACTGTCATTATACATAATATCAGTGCCATTCTTTACCATTCTATCAATCTTTATATACATCTCTTGTACTATATCTTCTGCAGTGTCTTTATTGACATTAAAGGATTGTACTATATTACACCAATCTTTGTGTTTTTTAAATAATATTGCTAATACCTCCATACAGTTATATGTAAACCAAACACAAGTGCCATTATTGTAACTTGTTGATAAAAATTGTCTGTGTCTACTTCTTCCTGTTCAGGCTCTAGATTTGGATTATAGTACAGTACTCCTGCAGCTAATCCATAAAGAGGAATGATTTGAATGTTAATGCTAATGTCTCCAAAATCTATATTCATATTATTTATTAAAATGGTACTTCTACCTGTTTCTCATTAAATTGTTTTATAAGACTTTGATGGTTTATCTCAAATCCTACATTATTCATTAGACTTTTTAGCTTTATTGGCTCATCTAATGGTGTTGGTCTACCTCCTGTGTCTATGTCTTTAACCTTTCTTACGTGTATATGCGTGTACATCCAATCCGTTGGGTGCTGGGTATATCTATGAATACAAATAAACTCATCCGCTCTATTCACAAACTTTCCTCCTCCTTCTACATCACTTGCCATTGGTGGAATAGGATGCTCTGCGTATGGATGTCCTGAAGAATGTTTCTTTCTTAAAGCCTCAGTAGCTGCGTGAGTGTTTAGCCATATACTTATGTTGTTCTTTTTGCAAAAAATTCGCATTTCACTAGTCGCTTGATAATCGTATTCGTGGGAGTTTATTCCTTTTAACACGTCTCTGTCCTTCATAAGCGAGTTATAAGGATCGATCATAAATCCATCATAACTCCAAGCATCTTTTACATATTGAGCTAACTCCATTAGTCTTTTATATGTATATAATTCATTAGGCTCTATGAATTTAAAATGGTTGTTTATCCATTCTACTCTTTTATTGAAGGCATCTGTTCCTATCTTGTTTATAGGTTTAGCTTCCATATATTCAACAAGTTTTCGTATTAGAGCATAAGGCTCATTTTCTGAGCTGAATACAAGCCACTTTAATTTGTGCTTAATAGAATACAACAGCATTAAATACATTACTATTGATGTCTTTCCCACGTTTGCGTGTCCCAGTATTACGTTGAAGTTCCCTGCTTTATATCTTAGGAACTCATCGATCTGAGGTACATCTAATCCAAGCCCCTCCTTAATATCTCCACTTCTAACCTTTTTTAATTTTTCTAATTGTTCTTCGAAATTTATAAGCATCTGTCTTTTATTTTGTCTAAAGTATAAAAAAAAAGGGAGAAACTAATCTCCCTATATAAATTAAAAAGGAAAGTCTGCCTCTTCTCTGTCAGGAGCAAAGTCTTTAGCTGTTATGCTTTCCGCAGTAGGCATTGCGTTTATCTTATCCGATCTCCAATGTGAGAGGTTAGTGTAATATCTATCATCAATTTTTTTGTCTTTTGTAGTGCTTACATTAAATTCAACCGTTACCAGATCTCCTACTTTATTGAATTGCACAAACTTATCGCAAGCATCTGAGTACTCTGGCTTTTTGTACATATTGAATAGATAAACATTGTTCCATTCATCTCCTGTATCAATTCTATAATCTAATACTTTTGCTCCCGTTTGAAGGGTTCTTACTTCTGAAATGTCTGTGATTTTTCCACTTACTTTAAAACTCATAATTTTTTCCTTTTTAACTGTATATATAATTAACTATTTTTTCTGCAAATGCTATAACATCTTCAGGTGTTTTATTTTGATCTTTGTAGAAATTTACCGCACTAGCTACACTAGATTGTCTTACGATAAGTTTCTGTACATCTCCTGCTGGCTTTGTAAAAACTTGCATTGGATTAGCTCTTACTAATTTAGCAGCGTTCCAAGTGTTACCCTGATACTCCTTTTCTTCTGATGTAAATGAGCACTCCTCTGAGACTTTGTGCTTGAAATCTCCAATAGCATTAAACTGATACACATTTCCGTCTGCCATTGTTACATTGAATCTGTTGTAGCTTTGTCCATCTTTCGCCCAACTTCCTTTAGGAGTAATTGCTGTTATTTTACCTGTTTTCATAATTTTTATTCGTTTCTATTCCTAATTTGATTTCTAATTCTTCTACTCTATTTTCTAGAGCGTCTATTCTTGCCTCGTGTAATCTTTTTAAATCTTCTTGGTACGTCATAATTGTTTAAGTTTGTTTCTGAATATTTCTAATTTGATCTCTGCCTCATCTAATTTCCTTTGGTGGTAATCTTCCTCCCACTCTAAAGATTTGATGCTGCTCTGTACTACTTCTTTCATTTCTTCTACTGTCATAATTTGTCTTTTTTATAATTATTACTGATTAATTTTTATAAAGATATATAATTTTTTTAATAAATTACATTTTTAAACAAAAAAAAAGAGAAACATCATTACGACACTTCTCTTTTCTCTCAAAAATTAGACAATAATTAAGACAGACAATCAAATGTAGTGATAAAAGCCTTTAATTCTACAATGCATTTAATTTATTTTTATAAATTTCTATCATTTCAATAAGTTCCCAGTTTGGGAATTTAACTGTCTCCCTGCTTTTCGATAGCAACTCATCTGACAACTCTGTTCCTAAATATTTAGAAAACTTATA